CCAAAAGACCACCACCAACAGCACCCAGAGCCTCAACAGTAGGAGCAACAACAGGTTTAGCAATGTTTCTGTACAACAATTCGCTTAAGCTAAGATTTTTCTCATTCTTAGCCGCAGGCACAGGCTTACCATAACCAGGTATTTGTCCAGAAGGTGGGGCAGGATATCGAGCCGCCAACCTCTGTGTTTCATCAGCAATAGGCTTCTCAACGCCCAAATACTTGTCTGGATCAAAGCCGCCTGATTGGGCTAAGTATGCATCTGGATCAAATGTTGCCATTATTGGACTCCAAGGCGTTGCTTAATTTGTGCCGAACGAGGGTCTTTAGGGTTTTTATTAGCCCAATCCAAAGCCTGTTGATCTACACCAGAAAGTATTTTCTTGGGTTGTTCAGCCTTGTAAGAGTATGTCATATCGTAGGCTTCTTTTAAACGAGTTTTAGAGCCTTCAATATCCCCAATTGCTTGGTTAAGAGCCTCTCTAACATCTTTGGCATCTTGTCTGCGATCAATAGCCGCAAACGAGGCAGTAAGTTGTTTACCCTCTTGGTTAGACACATTACCCAAAGCACCACCAGTTTTAGAGGCATCACGCAGGTCTTGCAAGGCTTGGAAACCACCTTTGGCAACAATCTTGTCGTACAAGGCTTGTGCTGCACGACCATCTGCTGTTAAACCAGGCAATCGACCTGCGGCAAAACCTGTGATTTCTGACAAACCAGGGCTATCACGCAACTTCTCAATGTCTTTAACAAACGAATCAGCCTTAACCTCAAACGATTTAAGAGCAGAAGTCGCTTGTGGGTATGAAGCCTCACGCTTTTGCAGTTCTTTAGAACTTAAAGGTTGTTCAGCTTGAGATTGCTTAAATGATTGAGTCAGTTGGGCAATGTCACGACGAGCATCAGCCTGCATTTGAGCAATCTGCAAAGCAGTAGCACCACGCTCACGAGCCGCTTCAATCTTTGCGTCTGCTGTTGCTTTAGCCGCATCAATACGAGCTTGATTGGCTGCAGCACGATCCGCAGAACCTTGCAACGAAGCAAGAACCTTATCTGGTGAACCATATTTGGTTACAACAGCCAAGATTTGCTCTTGTGTTGCATCAGGGCCGAGTTTAGACAACTCTTCACGCAATTGCTCTTCTTGCTTAACAGACAATTGAGTTTTAGCGGCAGTAGCCAAAGATGCTTGTTGTGCAGCCTGACGCTGTTGTGTCAAAGCCATTTCACTTTGTGCTTGACGAGCAAGTTGAGCCAATGCTGAAGCACCTTGCATATCGCCCATTTGGGACAACATTTGAGCGCCTTTTAAGATTGAATCAGGATTAGTCTGGTCTATTTGTTTAGCAATAGACTGTCTAGCACTAATCATCTGTAATTGTGGGTCTTGAACACCCATAGCGCCACCAATGGCAGTACCAAGACCTTTAGCGCCCGCATAGGTCAATGCCGCACCACGAGCCGCAGGATTAAGGTTGGCAAGGGAAATACCCTCATTCAAAGCGCCAACTCTTTGTTGCTCACCATACATTTCGGGGCTTAGACCGAAGAGGCTTCCAATCATACTTTCTGCCATGATATTTCCTTATAAGAACAAGCCAAGGTCTTGATTGCCGTAGTAACTACCAGCGCCAAACGATGTTGCTGGCGCACTTAAAGCTGTCATTGCAGGAGTATTGCTAAACAATCCGCCCAAGATGTTTCCTGCCGCTGTACCAAATGCAGGAGAAGCACCCAATCCACCCATAAGTGAAGCATAAGGATTGTTTGTTGCGGCTTGACCTGTTGCCAAACCTGCACTCAATTCAGCGCCTGCAAGACCTAAACGACCAACATTAGCACCTGCTGTAGCCGTTGTTTGACCAAGTTGCGCACCCATTGTGAGGGGTTGCTGACCTGCGGCTTCAAGAGCCTGTACTTGTCCCAAAGCAGTCGTGTAAGGAGCATAAGCGGCTTGTTGACCTGCGTAGTATTGGCCCATAGTCTGCGCACCAGTACCCAAGAGTCCCGCACCAAAAGCAACTTGTTGTTGACCAGCTTGTTGTGCTTGAGCCGCCAATTGAGCCTCTTGTTGAGCACGGGCATTAAACAAAGCCTGTAATTCAGGAGTCGTAGCACCCAAATTACCACCTTGAGCAACAGACAACCCTGCACGACCTTGTTGTTGCAGTTTATTTTGCAGATTAGCCAACTCCAATTCACGACCAGGTTGCAACAAAGCTAATTGTTGGTTCATGTAGTTCTGAGCAACTTGTTCAGGAGATTGAGCAATGTACTGATTACCCAAGTTAAACAAGTTCTGAGCGCCTGTTTGCAAAGGAGCAAACTGTTGTTGTGCCGCTTCTGCTTGAGCCAATCCTTGATTACCAAGAGCAACCAAACGATCTTGCGCTTGCAAAGCACCAGGGCTTAATGTGTAACCTGCGCTAGTAATCTGACCAGTTACAGGATCAACCTTGAACTCAGAAGTGCCGAATCGTGTTGTCATGCCAACAGGACGGAACTGAGCCGCTTGTTTGGCAGCAGCAGTCTCAGCATCAATTCTTTGTTGAGCAGCTTGAGCCGCTTCACGAGATGTTTGTTGTTGGAGAAGACCTCCACCCAATGTCAATCCACCTGACAACAAAGAACCTAATTGAGACGCTGTAAGACCTTTTAAACCTGTTGCAGCCGCTGTTCCAAGAGCAGTTCCTACTCCTGTGCCAACACCAGTTCCCAAGCCTGTTCCTACACCAGTACCGACACCTGCTAATGTAGTTCCAAGACCTGTGCCAACACCTGTACCTGCACCTGTAACTAAACCAGTACCTGTACCTGTTCCTAATCCTGCACCAGTAGTAGAAAGACCTAAACCACCAGCACCAGCAGTCAATCCTGTGCCACCACCCATGCCAGTAACAGCACCTCCTAAAGCGCCTGTTAAAGCACCAGTACCACTGCCACCAGTTAGGTTTGTCAAAGTGCCAGTCAATGCTCCTGTAGACAAAGCATTGGCAAGAGAAGTAGCTCCCGCAGTACCGCCTGCACCACCAAGAGCTAAATCTAGTTGAGCAAGTTCACCCATTGTTAAACCAGTAGTGCCTACAGTTCCACCTGCACCACCACCAAACAAACTATCAAAACCACCGCCAAGACCACCAAAAAGAAGTCCAGCACCTAACAAAGCCTCACCAGCCAAGCTGTCAACCTTCTGTTGTGTGCCAGTGCGTTGAAGTGTCCCATCAGGGTTATATTGGTTGTAACCACCACCTACTTTATTTTCACCAACTTTGTATGACAAAACATTTTCAATGCCACCAATCTGCTGATCTTCACCAGAACCAGTTATTTGATATTGAGGTTGAACAATAGTGTCGCCAAGAGTAATCGTTTGACCAGGCGGTACAGTTGCCGCTACACGAGCCGCTACCTCCCCCTCTGATACACCAACAGCTTGAGCCATTTGTGCAGGAGATACCCCATATTGCTCCATAGCCGCGACGATCTCGGCATCGCTAATGCCAGGATTTGCAGTCAAGAAATCCAATATTTGTTGATTGGTCACAGCCATGATTATTTACTCCGTTGGTTTTGGGTATTTAGCTTTAATTGCTAAACACGCATCAATATATGCTTGCACCTGAGATTGATCGCCCTTAACGATGCCGTCTATGTAGTCAGCCATTGGCGGGTATTCAGCCAATCGTTTGCGTTGATACTCACTTGCAGCAATCTTTGAATTGACTAGCGCCAAGTCGTATTCAACAACATTTTCGTTGCTGTCAAATGCAACACCATTTCTTACAACCACTACCTCAGGATGTAACTCTTGAATTACGTTAATCATGCTGCCACCTCTTCCAAAATAAACATAACACCCATTTGATAATTATTATCAGTATTTCTACCGCCAACAAAAGGTGTTGCATTTCCATCTGTTCGATACGCATAAATAGAATATGTAACTGCGCTTGTTGTTGCTGGCGTGTCTAATATTTCCCATGCAAACGCATCATATTGATATGCCCCTGTTGCGCCTTGTTTATTGAATGCGCTGGTGAGGGTTGTGTTACTTCCGCTAACAGTCCTAACAATAACAAAATCTGCGTTTCCAGTATCTGCGTTTCCAATTCCAGTAAAGATTGAAACTTTCACTTTGCTACTGGATGCGGATGGAGTAATTGATGACGAGGTTGCAAGAGCTGTTGCTGATGTGGATGTTGTAGAAGCCTTGCCTGCAACCAAACTTTGAATTACTTGAAGAATTTTTCCTCCACTGCCGCCACCACCAGTAGCCCATGACAAAGTGCCACTACCATTGGTAGACAAGATTTGTCCTGAAGTACCATCAGCACTTGGAAGTGTCCAAGTTACATTGGCAGCAATCGTATCTGGTGCTTTAAATGACACATAGTTTGTACCATTGTCAGTATCTTCATACAGCTTAATGTTAGAGCCTGCTGTAGAAGTACCTGCAATATCAACAGAGCCTGTGAAAGTAGCGCCACCAGTATCACTCAATGTTGCACCAGTAGAGTTCTGAATTAACTTACCAGTTGTGCCATCAAAGCGAGTAAAAGCATTGTCAGTCGCAGAAGCTGGGCCAACTACATCGCCTGATCCACCGCCACCAGTTGCAGCAATAGTGATTGAACCACCCGCATTGGTAACGCTAATGCCAGTTCCTGCTGTCAAAGTAGCTTTAGTCAGAGTGTTGCCAGTAGAATTACCAATCAACAATTGGCCATCTGTGTAAGAAGTCTGTCCTGTACCACCATTGGCAACAGGCAAAGTACCTGTCACACCAGTAGACAAAGGCAAACCTGTCAAGTTAGTAGCAACACCAGAAGCAGGAGTACCAAGTGCAGGTGTTACCAATGTAGGACTGTTAGCAAACACTAACGCACCTGTGCCTGTTTCATCAGTAACAGCAGATGCAAGATTTGTAGATGATGGAGTGGCTAAGAATGTAGCAACTCCAGTTCCCAAACCTGACACACCAGTAGAGATTGGAAGCCCTGTAGCGTTCGTTAAAGTACCACTAGAAGGTGTACCAAGGGCAGGAGTTACAAGAGTAGGTGAGTTAGCAAATACCAATGCACCGCTACCAGTTTCATCAGAAACGGCAGAAGCCAAGTTTGCTGAACTAGGAGTAGCCAAAAAAGTAGCCACCCCCGTACCCAAACCACTTACACCAGTACTGATTGGCAAACCAGTAGCATTGGTCAAAGTAGCAGAAGCAGGAGTACCCAATGTAGGAGTTACCAAGGTTGGGCTATTGGCAAACACCAAAGCACCAGAACCAGTTTCGTCTGTTACGGCAGAAGCAAGGTTAGCACTTGAAGGTGTACCCAAGAATGTTGCTACACCAGTACCAAGACCTGAAACACCTGTTGAGATCGGCAAACCAGTTAAGTTAGTAGCCGTACCAGAAGATGGAGTCCCCAAGGCAGGAGTCACCAAAGTAGGACTGTTTGACAAAACAACAGAGCCTGTACCAGTAGATGAAGTTACACCAGTACCGCCATTGGCAACAGGAAGAGTGCCTGTAATGTCGGCAGTAGAGATGTCCAAAGCATCCCATGATGAGTCAGTACCATTGCTCTTCAAATACTTACCAGAAGCAGATGCTTGGCTTGGCAACAAGTTATTTAAAGCGGCATTGGCTGTAGAAGCGCCAGTACCACCATCAGCAATCGCTAAGTCTGTAATGCCAGTGATTGAACCGCCAGTAATAGCAGCATTTGCGTTATCTGTCTTTGTTGCTACAGCAGTTGCAATATTGTTGAACTCTGTATCAATCTCAGTACCCTTGACAATCTTTAGAGGATTGCCAGGCGACAGGTTGTCTTTTGATGCAAAGTTCGTGGTCTTGGTGTAATTTGACATAGTTTACCTCTTAGCCCATTTTGCCATCTTTGGCTTGAATTTCAATCTTTTGTAGAGAAAATGAAACCCCATTTATGGTAGTTTCATAACCTGTCTGGACAATCTTTCCAAAGCCAGAAGCATTCGCTGTTAGCGTCTTAATTGGGACACCACTTGTGTACTCAGCAATGTTGTACTCAGCAGTGCCATACTCATAGCTTGACTGTGAAGGAATATAGACATTCTCTGCACGATAAGCACCCGAGTAATCAAAGCCCCAGTTAATCGTCAAATACTGGTCTGATCCACCAATCACAATGGCTGTAACAGCTTTTAGAATTGAAATCTGATTAGGATTACCCAAGTCAGCATTGTTTGTGTAATAAGCAAAGCGATATGTGGATGTGTCATCAAGGTAAGTATCGTACTTACCAATGTATCCATTCTTTCCAATGTACAAATCACCATTTCTAAGTGATTTCAAGCAAGTAGGAGCAATAGAGTCCCACTTGGTTACACGAGATGAACCATCTTGCAAAGTTTGCTTGGTATCAAAGCAATAAACTTGGAATGTTGCAGGCAAAACAAGCAGATAAAAGGCTTCTTTTTCTGAGTAAACAGACTTTAAATTAGCCAATGTTTCGCTTGCCAATGATGAATTCAGGTCAAAACGAACATTCTTAGAAAGGTCACGCAAAGGAGCAGACTTCTCTTGAATTGTCCTCATCAATGAGCGTACACCTGAGTCTGACAAGAAAACAACATCAGAACCAATGCTCTGAATCGTATCTCTTGCAATACAACCAATAGAGCCTACTGTGTCGCTAAGAACAATCCCCGCAGGAGTTGAAGCACCTGAGTAAACAAGAATTTGCCTCTTACCAAAGATAAACAAGAAATCATTGTGAGCTGCCAAGCCCATAATCTCATCTGCACCATTAGGCCACACACGAGAAACGTCTAAAGAGCCTGAAGTACCACCAGTCCATACATGACCAGCAATCAGGTCAGAAAAGCTGATAGTGACCTTATCTGTAGCAGTATTAGCCACCCACAGGCGACCAAAAGCAGATAAACAGATGTTTGCTTGCGGGACAGTACCAGTTGATCCTGTTTTCTCAGAAACTCTACGATAAGTAGTAGTACTTACAGCAGGGTCGTAAATCAAAGCATCGTGACCAGTCTGAAAGAAATATGCAACCCCATTCAAAGTTGCACATTGCCAATTGCTTGCAGAAATAGTAGGAGCAGTACCACCCCCGCCATAGGTCAGCTCAGTCACCGCATTTGCCGCACCAAGTTTGAAAATCTTATTGTTGCCAGCAAACAACACAGTCAATGTGCCGTCAATCTGAACCAACTCATGGATTACGCCAACATCGTTAGCACCAAGGTTTCCAGAAGAAGAGTTGACTCTTGACCAACCTTTTCTAGCACCAATACGACCATACTGATCCAAGATGCAGTTAGTAGCAACCAAAGCAAAGCCAGCACCCAAATCTAAGGGTGAATCTTCAGTATTTAGGCCATAAAAGCCTGGTGCTGACAGACTATAACTTTGTAATGGAGATGCCATTAGACCGCCTCAAAGTTAGATTCTTCAGGATAACGAGTACTCTCTGTTGCAATCGCATCAGACAACATACCCCTGAACAAAGCATAAGCCTCTGAACTAGATGTGCCACCATCCTCGCCACGCTCAATCAAAGCACGAGCATAGGCACTTTGTGTCACCAAATAGTCCAAAACCTTCACACTTGTTGAATCAGAAGACAATGCAGCTTGAGGAACAATTACATCAAACAATACTGTGTAAACGCCATCAGGAATTGGGTACAAATCAATCTTTGTGTCGCCACTACCATCTACGCCATTAAAGCAGTATTCAGATGGAATGCCTTGAACAGGAGTCACAAAGTTCAACTTGCGATTCATGCTTGTAAAAGGAATGTCACCCAAAACAACATTGCTAGTTGTATTCAGAGCGTCCATCACACGAAACTTTTGACCAACACCAGTCAAAGCATAAGAATGTGTGCCACCAGTAGTGGTGATAGTGACTGTTTGTGAGAGGCAATTCCAAGTGTAGGAATCCTCAATTTGACGTTTGGCATCATTGACAAACTTACCAATCAAAGAAGAGTAAGTTGTTTCGCCAACAGTAGAAACAGTACTCTCACGCAAGCGCACAAGCACATCGTTTACAAGTTCTAAGTAGGTCATGTTCGTTGTGCCCCATGTAATTCAAATGTTGAAATTACAGTAAAAGTACTGCCCGACTCAGTTGTCACACGAAACTGGTCGCCTTCTTCCATCGTAATGTAGCCACCATTGAACTTCAAATATTCCTTTGAAGCCATACTGTAGCTTGTCAGAATATCGTAAGAAGCATTGGCACTAGCGTCGTACCATTGGACAGTAATTGTTTTTGTAGAACCTGTTGTATTGTGTAAATACATCAAGTCAAAGAGAGCGTAATATCCCGTTGGTACTGTGTAAACAGTAGTCAGCGTAGCGGCTGTAGGACTAACTCCAACGGATACTGGTCTCACTTCTTATTCCTCTTAGAGATCGCTGCAGCTTTTGCTCTAGCGTCTTCCTTGGACGATGCACCCCAAGCTCTAAGAGATAGAAGGAGTCGAGTAGGCTTCCCATCTTTCATCTCAGCGCCAGGCATATTGCCCATTCGTGCTAAAAAGGAGGCCCTTCTAGGGTTGTCACCCGACTTTACTGGAGCCTTTAAATTGCCACCAGTTTGCGCATTATACGATGCTCTTCCTTTGGCATTCAAGCCCCCTGACGCAGATTTACCTTCTTTTCTTTGCCAAGCAGGAGTTTTCATCTGAACCTCGCAGTTTTCTTTGCAATTGCTTTTGGTTGGGCAACAAACTGTTTACCAGCCGCTGTACCTTTGCGCTTTGCTTTGGTTGTTGCAGCGTACTCTGAAGGGCTTAAAGACTTAATAGCCGCTTCAGGCAAATATCTCTCACCCGTCTCTTTAGATGGTTTACCAGACTTGGTACGCCACTTTTGAGCAGTCCAGTCCTTCAAAGATTGTTGAGGGCTTTTCATTTCTTTTTCTTTGGAGGAGTGTGTGTCAGGGTCTTGCTAGAAGGCGTATGCTTAACACCAGTCATTAAAACACCACCTTCTTTGTGGACAGGGCCTTTGTAGACCTTGCCATCAGGCAAATAATGAGTTGCAGATTTACTCATGACTTATAGCCTCCGCCTTTAGATTTGTATTCTTTAGCCAACAGTTGTGCTTTACGAGCAGACCACTCGCCTGCATCACCACCCTTTGAGCCTGCCTTGATCTTCTCAAACAAGGCTTTTCTCATGGTTGGCTTGGTGTAAACACCCGCTTGGTTGACCTTAGACTTGGATTTCATTTCTTTTTAGCCTTACCAGCTTGACTCAAAGCAATGGCGATGGCTTGTTTAGGCTTCTTGACGACAGGGCCACCTTTGCCAGAATGAAGAGTACCTTCTTTGTACTCTCGCATAACCTTGCTAATTTTGGCTTCTGCTTTAGTCTTTTTCATTTCTTGGCTTTCTTTGCCATCATGTTCTTGGCAGTACGCTCACCACGCTTAGGCATAGGTTTACCAACAGCAATCATAATAGCCAAAGGCATTGCCTTCTTATCCTTCTTAGGCATTTTGGCGCTAGTCATTTTGGTTTTTCCGTACATAAGATCACCTTAAAAGTTTGGTTGCAACAAAAGAAACAATGCCGCCAACTACTGAAGCGACAGCCATACCGACAAACATACCGCCTTTGGACTTGTTAGCCATCTCCAAAAGGGCTTTAATATCTTGGCGAAGTGCATGAACTTCTAACTGAAGCGCCTCAACTTGGGCTTCAAGTTTTCCGAATTCTCGTGGATCAATCTCAGACATTTTCAACTACCTTCTTAGGACGACCCATCTTCTTGGGCGGAGCTGTGAACTCCAAAGGTTTTTCTTGAGTTTCGACAACTTCTTCTGCGTCTATTCTCACATAACCTTGATGACCCTTCATTGAGTCAATGTCATGTTGATAGGTAAAAGTGACAGTCTGTCCACTTGTTAAACATCTAAAGGTTGCCATAAAAACTCCATTAAAAAGGGGGTTATTAGCCCCCTTTTATTAGACCATGCGAGCAATAACAATACGCATTGTTGTTGAAGCCAAGTCTGCTGTTGAACCAGATTCATTCTGAATACGGAACTTGACGGTATCTGCGGCAGAAACATATCCTGACACAATCAAACCTACCAAATCCACACCCAAAGATGCACCCAGAACCATATCACCCAAGGCTACGCCAGGGACTGTAATGTCGTCTGTTTCGCCAGCGCCATCAACCAATGAACCTGCGTTCAAAGTTGCTGTGACTGCCCATGTATCGCTGAACAAGCCACGGAACTGGTCATTACCACGACGAGAGACTACTGCTGATGCGGTTGCCATAATAAATTCCTCCTAGATTAAGAAAAAATCCCCCCACCCGTTAGGATGAGGGGAAAGTGGCAACATTAGGCTGGAACTGCCAAAGCAAATGCGCCAGAAGCGTTAGCAGCAGAGCTGGTAGCGTTTGTACGCAGAGCTTTCACACCATAGATAGTGTCAGCAGTGAACAATGTACCGAGGTACTCTTGTTTGTACTGAGTCTGTGAACGGATGCCCAATTGCTCAACCAAGACCATAGAGTCTTTGTGGCCCATCAAGCAGATGCGGTCAGCGCCAGAAGAACCAGCACCGAAGTCAGCATTGGATGTGGCGAACACAGCCATGCCGTACAGTTGACCAATCTCACCATTGCGGATTGCATTGCCGTTACCAACGAATGCTTGCTCAGTGTAACGAGCCAAACCCATCAAAGTGTTGCGGCTTGAGGGAGGAATGATGAAGAAACGGCCATCCATAGGAATGTCGTTGTCATCCAGACGCTGAATAGTGCGACGAATAGCAGCATCGGTCAAAGCAGCAGCGTTAGAGGTATTGCTGTTGTAAGCAGTAGTACCATCAGAGCCGATGTAAGCCTTTGTTGTATTAGCAGCAGTAGCGTAGTCGTCAGTACCAACTGTAGCGCCATTGAACGCACGGCCCAATTGCACCAAGTCTGTATCGATGCGTTTAGCCAAAGCATAACCAGCGTCTTCTGTGTAGAAAGAACGCAGTGATGTCAGGGCTTGAACTTCAACGATGTCTTCGATCAAACGGCTATATTCATAGTGCTTGTTGATCAACACTTGAATGTTGGTGTCGCTCTCTGCGATCAGAGTAACGGCATCAGTAGCGGCTTTGGCAGAAGCAGAACCACGAGCTGGGCTAGGGATGTTAACAGTGTCACCCTTTTTGCCTTTGAAAGACATCTTCTTGACCAAGT